ATAAGGAGTAGATAAAGCAATACATCCACCACCTGTAGCTAATGTTTGCTGTGCTGAAGCCCATATTTCTCCAATGTTGTTAATAAATGCGGCCTCATCTATGATTAGCAAAGAAACGGCTTCTGAACGACCTGCATCACTTGATGCTGCTGTTGCTTTAATTTGAGATCCGTTTTTTAAACGTAATGTTAATTTATTGTCTTCAGTAGGTTTATCTTTTTCTTTAAGCCAAGAAGGTAAGCTTTCATACATAAACCTTACTTTGGTAACCATGTTTTTAGCAGTTTCTTGTTTTGTAGCAATACACAGTATATTTTTATCTTGATGAAAAATCATCATCCACAAAGAATAACCCGCACATAAAGTTGAAATTCCTAATTGCCTAGATTTCAAAACCATTGAATAAGGATTTTCTTGAAATAAAGTTAATACTTTTTCTTGAAATTGATAAAGATTAAATTGGATTCTACCACGTTTTGGATGTTGAATGTAGCAATACTTTTTCATAAAATATGCCGGGGATGTAGCACATCTTAAATATTCTTCTCTTATTGCTTTTTTTAGATCTTCAGCCATTACTTAATTGCTATCAAGGTAATAATAGTAAGTATGGAAGCCACGAATCCTCCACCAAGGTATTTAAGTCCTGTTTTTAAACGATTATTTTTCTTAGTTAATTTAGTAACATCTTTTTCAAGACCCGTTATTATTTCGTCTTTTTTAGTAGAAATTTTATCGTAATTGTTTATTTGACTAATATAATTTTGTTCTTTAGCTATGTAAAGTGTAATAGTACTATCTTGAGTACTAATTTTTTCGTTTAATTGCCAAACTAATTTATTGATGATTTTTAATTCTGCTATAGCTGAGTCTCCCCTGACTAAGTCAATTGCTATTTGTTTTGCTTTATTATATGAAAAGCAAATTTTACTTGTATCTTTCTGTGAAAAACTCGTTAAGCTCAGAAGGAGAAGAACTATTGATATTTTTAATTTTGTTAGCATAATATGTGCGTGTTTGTGTTAGCTCTTTTTCTGTAATTTTAATTTCTTTATTTAATGAATCTGTAATTAATATTTGTTTATCTATATCTTTATTTAATTTAAGTTGAGATTTTTTTAATTTACTAATTTCAACTTGTAAACTGTCTATTTCTTTTTTTTCTTTATCATATGTGTTGACAAATGTTGGAGTAACATTACATTTAAGTAAAAATATTGTTAACAACAAAAGTATCCCACCTATGATAAGATGGGATAACTTTATTTGAAATATTTTATCTTTCATTATACTTCTACTTCTCTACCAGCAGCACGTTTTAAATCATCCATCATTGTTTTAGCGAATTTAAATTTATCTTTTGCTAGTTTTAAAATACCATCAATTTTAGCTTTATCGTCTTTATTTTTTTTAACAGATGCTAAAAATTGGTTAAATTTAACTTTCTTTTCTTCAGGTGTGCTACTTAATTCTTTTGCTGTTTCATCACTACCTGCTGCTTTCATTGCTTCTGCTGATCCTTCATCATCTGAATAATCTACTGTATCAAATCCATCATCTCCCTTTGTAAGAGTAGCTGATTTTTCTGCTTTAGGTTCACCTGATGGTCTTCCTTTTTTACCTGTAGAGGCTGGTTTTTCTGATTTTGGTTCACCTGCTGGTCTACCTTGTGCTTTATCAGTAACTTTTTTCTTAGTTACTCCAGTTACTGATTCACCTTTTTCTAAAATACCTACATCAATAAGTTTATTAATCAATGGATTAATTTCTTGTTGAATTAACCCCATTTCATTAGCAATATCTCTTTGACGAATTGGTTTTCCTTCTTTTTTAGTTTTTTGAATAATTTCTAACGCCTTAGCAAGTTTTTGTTCACCTTTTTTTGTTGAATCTTTAATTTTATCTTGTAATTTAGCTAATTCATTTGGTAGAGATATGATAATATCATAAGCCATTTCATTTAAAGTATCTTCTTCAAGAGCTCCACTTTTCATAGTATCTCTTTTTTCAGCATCTAATGCTTTTTGTTTTGCATCAATAGCTTTAATTTGAGCCATTTTAGCAGCTTTCTCTTCCATTTCACCTTCTCTTAAAGCACCAGCTATTTCTTCACGTATAATTTCAAGTAATCGAGTCTGTTTCATATTATATTTTATTAATAAATATTAAAGGGACATTACTTGTTTAATTTTTTGTATTCTTTCCTCGGTAGTACCTGATAATTCAGCATATCCTGTAATAGTATTAAATTTAAATTTATGTTGTTCTAGTAAGTTTTTAATGGTTTTATCAAGTTCCATTCTATATTCAGAATCTACTACACGAACTCCATTATCCTCTAATTCTACACCTTCAGGTGAAACATAAAATATATAATCATAATCTCGTATTAATTCAGATACAGCCTTATTTAAATCAGCAGATATAAAAAACGGAATAGTAATTGATAAATGACTAAATGCCATAACATCAATTACTGTGCGATCTGTTATCATATTTTCATGAAGTAATTCACTAGCTCGTTCAGCTAAAAATATAAGTTGACCTTTTAATGTTGAATCTGTGTTTAATGGAATACCTAAATCACGTAAATATTTTGAACGTTCTGTTGCAAAATGATAATCTGCAAATTCTGGTAATTCTCTTAAAGCATTAACTAATGTAGTTTTACCTACTGAAATTGTTCCACAAAATCCTATTTTCATAACTTTTATTTTATTTATTTATTTTAAAAAACTTTCTGCTACATAAACTCCATGCGCTCCCGAAACTGTTATACCACGAGCGGATAAAGCATCTCCTACGAAATGTACGTTAGGATACTTTGTTAAACTAAGATCTTCATAATTTACTAATGGTTCTGGTGAAAGATATTTGACTTCCGGCATATAAATTCCCCAATCATCTTTAAGTGTAGGGAATACTTTTTTCATATCTTCAATAAAATCTTCAATATATTCAAAGTACCCTTCAAATGCATCTCTTATTTTATCTAATCCATGAAATAATTCTATACAAGTAACCGAGTTACCTTCAGATGTTAAAGATGGTTTACGGGTTTGGTTTGGAGAGTAATATAATCCTGTTCTAAAATTAAAATTAGAAATACCATCATTTTGAAAACGTGGTATAGTACCACTTACATTAAGTTTAGAAACTACATCACGTGACCAAGTAAATGGATCTTCAATACCATTAATTTCCATTAAAATACCAAAATTGGTCATTCCATTTAAATATTTAGGATCTTTTTTAGCATGTCCATTGTAACTTACATCGCCATATGTTTCCTCTACAGCAACAAATGCTGCATTATTGTTTGTACAAAATGAACGCAATGAAACACCTTTATCGTCAAATTTTCTATATAACTTAAAGTCATATGAAATATCAATTAGATTTTGAAAGTGGTGTTGTGGCGCCTCAAATCGAACTCCAATTTGTACTGATTTGGGTTCATCTGGTAGTTCATATTCGTTTGCTAGTTGTTGGGCAAAGTCAATACCTGATTTGCCTACTGCAAATATAAGTTCATTATATTGTATGTTAGCTTGAAGTTCAGGGTGATTTTGGTTTCTAAATTTAACTATATTATTTTTAAAATCAATAGCATAAACTTTAGCTCCCCATTCAAATTTAACACCTTTAGATACTAAATAATCGTACCAATTTTTAGCAATTTCAGATAAGTAATCTGTACCTACGTGCCATACAGGAAACAAACGTAAACCAAAGTATGGTTTAATAAATTCAGGTTCAGATTCAGGGTTTGAACATTGTACTTCCTCTGGTTTAGGGTGGAAACGTTTAAAGTTAGTAATCACTTGATCCATCAATTCCATTGCTTTTTCCTCACCTGTGTATTTTGATAATACACCACCAATTGCGGTATGGTAAGTTAACTTGCCATCACTCCATCCTCCAGCTCCTAGCATACCTGTCATTACCTCTTCAGGTAAGCGGTTATATGGATCTTTACCCATATCAATTATGGTAATAAGTTCTCCAGGATATCCATTGTCTACTAATTTAGTTGCAGCATTTATACCTGCTACACCTGCTCCTACTATTACTATTTTTTTGTCCATGTTTTATTTTATGTTTAAATATACGAAATAAAAAATGACCTCCCAAAGGAGGCCACAGATCTCTAATAATTTTTTTAAGTCGACAGGCTATGAATCTGTCTGTAAGTTATTTTTTAATTACTATCTCCAAATACTCCTTCTAGTATTGCTCCGAAAATAAAACCACCAATAGCACCCGCAGCCGCTCCTGCTAAAGGAACCCATCCAGCGGGGTTTACGAGAGTATCTCCCCAAACATTAACATATTCAGTTACAAACATTCCTAGTTGTTGGGCTAAATATGAAGCTCCAATCATTCCAGCAATTAATCCACCAAAACCAAGACCTACGGCTGCTGACATATCAGCTTCCTCATCTAATGAATTTGTTTCGTTTTCTAATTTTTTAGCAAATATAAGACCTAATTTTTTATAGAAATCTTCTGAATTTTCATTTAAATTAAAAGGATTAATTCCTAATTTTTTTGCTGCATTTAATAGATCTTGTTTTTTCTTTGGATCATTAGCTATACTTGCGGCTAATGCATCAATTTTAGGATCATTTTTAATTTTACTTATTATTTTTGAAGTAGAATCAACTACTTGTTCTGGGGTAATTGTTGATTCCTCATTAAGTTTTTCTTTATATTGGCCTTCGGTAATTATACCGGCCAACATTTGCATTCTAAAAGTTTCTTTATTCATTTTATTTAGTTTTATTAAAAATATATTATTTTTTAATTAGATTCGTTTTCATAATCAGGTAAAACATTTATACCACTTCTCCAATCATATTCTTCAGGATTTGTTTCTTTTCTTTTTAAGGATGCTTGACGTTCTTTCTCAGTTTGAGGTTTTGGGTATTTGCTTCCGTCTGAACTAAATGTTACAAGGGTTGATGCTACACAAGCAATTAATGCTGCAGATATTGCAGCTGTAGCAAAAATAGGATTCGATGCTATGATTGCATAACCCGCAACTCCCATCCAAGTAGATAATCCTCCTGCTATTCCAAATATAGCTAAAGTAGCAAATCCACCTACCCCATCGTTTTCTTCTAAATTAAAATCTGATTCTGTTAAATTGTTAGATAATTTTTCTAATTTATCTTCTGCTCCAGGGGATGCAAGAATTTTATTAGTAATATCTGTTAAATCAATTTCTTCAGTTAAAAATTCATTTAGTTGGGATGTAAGATCTCCGGTTGGAATTAAACTTTTTGCAGTATCTATTACTTTTTGTTTTTCTTCATCTGATAAATTACTAGCAAGTTTTTCTGCTTTTTTTATAATATTTGGATCTTTTATTTTCTTTTGAAGAACAGATAAAAATTCTTTTTGAGCTAAAATATCATTTTCTTGATTTTCAGTTAAAATACCTGCTAATTTTTGCATTCTAAAAAACTGTTCACTTAAAATTTGTTTCATTTTTATCATAAATATATTATTTTGTTTTAAGCCGCTGCTATTTTTTGTATTTGTAAAAATTTTTAAGTATTATAATAATCATCAGCATCAAAAGGAGTATTTATAGGTTGTTTACCTGTTCCACTATAACCAGGTATAGGATAAGATAATAAACTTGAATTATAACTTGGTAAAGGACACTTATTCCAAGCTTCATTAAAGCTATCTAATTCTCCAGCTTTAGCTATTGTTTCTTCAGTTTTAATTTCCTTTTCTAATTCTTTAACTTGGTCTAATTTTGTAATAGTACTGTAAGTACTAAAGAAACTTTTAAATCCTAAATTAAGTAAAATTGTTTTAAAAGGGGCAAAGGTTATAGCTAAAGGCAAACCAGCTTTTATTGCAGATCCTGTTGTAAATAATAAGGGGGCAGCAACTATTAAAATTTTAATAATAAAAGCTGCTACAAGAGTAATTAAAATCCATTTATAAGCTTTTTTAGCGGCTAGTAACATACAATTCTCTTGTTCTTCTGTTGGAGAAAAAGTTCGATAACGCACCATAGCAAAAAGTTTAGCTAATCCTTTTTCTGAAATAGTATTATATAGCCATTTAAAAAATTTACTAATAGCTTCTGTTATATATTTAGCTCCTTTTAAAATAGTTTCTCCTCCGGGGATATAATTTATTATAGCATTTTTAAATTTTTCTACAAATTTAGTTATAAAATTTTTTACCCATTCTACTACATTTTTTCCTAGTTTAGTACTAGTAATAAAATCTTTTATATTACCTATAACACTTAATATACTTGCTAGTATACCTTCAGCTTCTAAAATATTACTTTTATCTTCATTTAAAAAACCTTTTTTAACCTCATTATAAAATTTAAGATTTAATTTTATTTTTTCTTTAATATCTTGATTAGATTTAACTTCAGCTAAAGTAATACCTTGGTAAGATTCTATTACCATACGTAATACTGATTTTTGTTCTGTTTTAGTAAGTATCATTTAAGTAAAATGTATAATTTTTATTATAAATATGTTAAATATTAGATAATTTAATTAAAAATTATGCTTTTACTATTTTTTTTATTTTCTTTTGACGATCTTCTAACTTATAGTTTTTATGAGTTTTAGATAATAAACTTCTCCAAAAATTTTCTGTATCACGAGGAGTAGTGTCCTCTTCTACTTTAACTGTAATAGTTTTAGGTTCTCCAATCATTGGTTCATATGTTATTTCATATTCTCCAGCTTTAATATCTTTATTGTTTCTTACATTTTCACTTAAAGTACGATTAAGTTCTTCTTTAACTAATTGTTTTAAATTATCTAATTTCATGATTTATGTATTTTTAACTTTAAAGTTCCTGTTCCTTTTATTACACGATGCCACTCGTGTCTTGGTATAAATATACGTTCTTTTAGTGAGGTAGGCAAGCAATTTTCTAATTGGAGTTGCCAATTTGTATCTTCTAGAATTTCAATAGTACGAGATTCATCATCACGATGCCACATAAGTTCTATTGGGTCTATATTTTCGTTGAATTCACGAATAATATACTTGTCAGTAACTTCTATGTCAGTATATGGGGTCATTAATTGAATACTTGAAAATAAGCATAGTAAGAAGTCATAGTTCTATTTGTACTACCACTTACTATAATTTTGAAATCACCTGGGGTTAGGTTATTAAAGCTTCCACTTACTGTTGTATCTCCTAAAGGTATTGCTTTTAAATCACCTGTTTGATCACAGTATTTTATAGCATAACAAGTTGATACCATTCCTGCAGTAATAATAATTTCTCCCATAATTTCAAATGGTTTATTTACTGAAAATGCTAAAGTTTGTGTTCCGAAATTTGAACCTGATAGGATTTGGTCTCCTATTTGTAAACGAATAGCAGCATTTGTATCACTACTTCCACCTGATGCAAATTTACCTACAGCTCTAAAGTGTAAAATTTTAGCTACATAGTTTACAGAATCATCAAAGAATGATTGTGGTAAAGCTCTTGAACCCCAAGTAGTACTACTGCCTAAAAAATCTGTATTTGTACCTGATCCTGAGGTGTAGATTATATCATTATTTCTAGTGTAAAGAGTTCTAACGGATGCTCCTCCCAAACTATCCGCATTTACACTACCTGAGGATAAAAAATCTGAGTAGGTAATTTGTTTAGTAATTCCGTCTTGTACTATAGGAATAATACTATCTGATGTAATTTGGGTTGTTTGGGGTAATCCTGATATTGGTAAGTCTTCTGCCATATTATGTAATTATAATTTTTCCTCCGTTTTCTTGAAGAATGTAAAATAAATTTTCTTGTTGTAAAAATCCAGGTTTTGGTTTTGATAAGGGTCCTTTTGGTTGATCATTTAACCAATTTTGTCTTGCAAGGGACAGGTCATAGATATATTGATTATATTCTTTTACCTGTTCATTTAATTGGAGTTTATTAATTTTATCCAATTTAACAAACTGAGGCCAAGATATTTCTTCAAAAATGTTCATTCTCCTTTACGCTCTTGCCAATCGTAAGATACACTATCTTTTTCAATAGGGCCACCAACAACCCAAGCATCACAAGTTCGAGCAGCGGCACATTTAAATTTAAGCATTCTACAATATCCTAATTTTCCAGCTTTAATAACGTCAAATGGATCTTCTGTACCTTCATCATCACCTATTCCTTTAGCTATGCAATCTAAAGTTTTTGTTGTAACATCAAATGCAGCACAATTACCACAACGTGAAGTTTTAGCTTCTTCTACTGTATCAAGCTGCCACATGTCTGCTTTAGCTTGCCAAAACTTTTCATTTGGTTCATTTGGATTTAAAGGTCCATACCCATATTCATTGATTGCTTTTTGTCTATTTTGCAAATTCAACTCTATGTTTTGAGTTGGGATAGGACATTTATTTAATTCAGCTTCGCTTAGTATATCTGTTAATTTAATCATAATTTTTAATTTACAGTTTTATTTTTTTGAGGAGACCAATATGAATTATTTTTTCGATTTGGATATTTGTAATATTCTACAGGAATATTTAATTTTTTAGAAATATTACTAATTTTATTAATTTCACCCATTTGATCCTCATGATATGTGTCCATATCATCATAAATTATTATATCTAATTTTTTAATATAAGGTGTTATATTAATTTTACCACTATATTTTTTAGAAGGAATTATCAATTCTGATTCTGAATTTTGGGTAGATCGAGAATATGGAGTGTCCCAATCTTTTTCATCTCTTTTGATTTCAGGTTTAAGTTGAGCATATGGAAGAATTTGGTATTTATTTGATAATTTATCCCCATCTATTGTTATTCTAACTTGAGATTTAAAACCTCCTAAAGTTGATAAAGCTCTATTTCTTGTAAATGATATAAATCCTAATTTTTCTGATCTATCTGGGGATGGTTCTAATTTTCCAGATTCTAATATATCAGGTGTTGAGTCTAGTGAGGTAAAATGATAAATTTCTCCTATTTGTTTACCTTCAGTAATTTCTTTTAATATGTCTATTAATTTAATCATTTTGTTTTACCCCAAGTTTTACCTTTACCAGGTGTTTTACATTGTGATGGTGTAGGACGACATGAAGGATATTTTGAACGTTCTTCTCCTTTTTCTCTACCACAAGATTTATATCCTGTTATTTCACTATCTTTTCTAATTGGTGAATTACAATCTACCCATCCACCTTTTTTACCAGGTGCACCCTTGCGGGAAAACCAAGTACGGAGGGTTTCTTTAACTTTTTCTTGGATTACTTCTTCTTTTAAACCTTTCCAAATATCTCCTTTACGGCATCTAACTACAGCACCTGATTTATAAGCGGAAGGTTTATCAAATTTGCGATCAGCAATGCGTAAGCATCTGTCACGTTTTTCCTTTTCTTCAGAAAGAACTTCATTAATAAGTTTTTCTAATCTATTCATCACCAGAATCCTGAAAATGATGATTTTAAGCCAAGTAATTTTGCGTATCTTGGAAGTCTACAACTCCAGTATGAAGCTTTAGTTTTGTCTGTTTTATTTTTGCAATCGTGACGTGCAGCAAATGCTTTTCTAGCTTTTGAATTATTTATTTTAGCTGAAAGGCCTGTTGTGTCTCCAAAACTAATTTTTTTAATTTTTTTAGTTTGAGGATTTTTTACGTAAACATAGAATTTTTTAGATCCTCCACGTTTTGGTTTTCCAAGTGGTGGATTTTTCTTTTTATCTTCTGCTTCTTCAAGTTCTTCATTTTCAAGTAAAAGTAAATCTAAAGGCACTTTTTGATTTTCATATAAACCAAAGTTACCTAAATCAGTTTCCTCTAAAATTTCTTTATCATCTTCATTTACATGAATAATTTCACGTAAATATAGTGAACGAGCTTCTGCCCATAAATTAAGGAACGATTGCGAACCATATCGGAACGTGTTTTCGGTAAGTGGGAGTTGTTTATCCACGTGATATCGCAGATTCTCCGACAATATCTCTTTTTTAACTAAACTTTCATTTAGTACAACACCAGTATTACCTACATTGTCACAATCGTGGCAACCACAATTGCAAGTATCTTTTTTTAAATATACTTCTTTAATAAGGTGTTTTAAACGTGATTTGTCCATGTTATTTAAATAAAGCGTCAAAATTCATTTTCATTTCTGAAGAGGCTACAGCTATATTATCAAGTAAAGATTTACTATCAAGGGAATCTATTTTTTCATTTGTTATTGATACAAAATCTCCTTTTCCTCCAACATTAACATTTAAAACATATCCTTGATCTTGGCCAAGCATAGGTTTTTTATTTAATTTAGTTTTAATCATTACTTTAAGAATCCCAGCAGCTATATCTTCGGGAGAAGCATTACTATTTAATTTAAGTTCTTGTAATATAGCTTCTATTCTTTCAAATATGTTAATAATCATATTAAATTCATATTTTGTAGCAAATTCTTTTAATTTTGATTCTTTATAAAATTCTAACATTAAAGTAGATGCTTCTACTAGTTCTGAAGGTTTAAATGTTCCTGGGTTGGATGCTGATCCTTCTGGGAATTTTTTGTCTTTAAGGGCTTCAAGTAAACTTTTAAATCCAAATAGATTACTTAATAATCCATATGATTTTTTATCTTTAAAAAATTTACCTAATGTGATTTGTTTAGAACTATAATCTTTAATTTCAACACCTAAATCATTAATGATTAAATCAGGATTTTCATCTCCTCTTTGATCTTGAACTTGGAATTTATTAGATTTATTGTATTGAAAAGCCCAATAAACTGAAACTTCTCCATTACCTGATCCACCTGATTGTTTTCCTGTTCTAGATGCTAGTGGTTTAACACCAAATAATTTACCCCAAATTTCTCCATCTTTACCATTTAAGTTAAAGTCGTTACCTAATTCAAGGGGGGTTTGACATATTGGAATTTGTTCAACATTTAAGGCATCTTTAATTCGATCGTCGTAATCAGCTTGTTGTTCATTAAGTGAAGGTTTAGTATCAACTACTTCATTTAATAATTTATGAAGTAATTCAACATCCTTAGGATCCTTCATGTCAGGATATCCTTTGGGGAATTTGTAAGATACATCACGTATAAATTGTTCTAAAATATCCATTATGCTGGTGTTTCTTCTGGGGGTGTTTCTGAAGGAGGGATTTCTGCAGGTGGTGCTTCTATACTTTCAATTCCCGCTCCAGTTTCACTATCACCTTCTTCTCCTTTAACGCCATACCTTAGCATGTTTGCTATAGATTGAGAAGCTCTTTCTTCTTCAGGTAAATTAAGTAAATAGTATTTTTTACCTTCTACTTGAGCAATCCAACTACGTCTTCCATAAATTAAATAAAAATTTTGGTCGTTTTTTAAATTAATTCTAAATGTAGAAGGACGGGGTGCTACCCAATCAATTGAGGATAAAAAATTATCATATTCTAAAGTAAGTAAATCAACTATAACTTTTTTAAGTTCAGGGAATTTAGTTAACTCATCGTATTCGATAGCTTCTGCTGGGGTAATAGTGTTAGCAGAGTATACTTGACGAGCTAAGTCTTGAATTCTTCTCTTAAGTTGATCTTTAGTCATTTTTATTTAAGTTTAGCTAAAATAGCTTCTTTAATTTTTTTCTTCATTGCTGTTGATGTAGCAATTTTACCTGCTTTTTCATCGGGCATGCCTTTAGCTGTTAAAGTATCAAATATTTCACCACGTTTTTTGATTTGTTTTTTTGACATTTCATCAATAGCTCCTTCTTCAGAAGCTACGTCTACCATAGCATCTAGTTGAGGTTCTTTTATTTCAAAATCAAGGTAATGTTTAGCTGAAACTAACATATTTTTAGCTTCGATAATTTTTGCTTGCCACCAATGTGGGAAATCAACTTCTTGTTCACCTTCAAATTGATCAACCATTTTATAAAGTTCCATAGCATATTTTCCAATACGATACAGATCCGCTTTAAGCATATGTGGTTCATTATCTTCATGGCCTAGATCAAGATCTTCATCTAAATTACCTTGTTTTTTTAAAATAGACTTTTGTAAACCATCCGGTAATTTTTTCCTCCCATCAGTAAATTTATCATCATATTGAGATGTAAATGAAGATGCTTTTTTCTTTTCAGATAAGGGTTTAGATAATGCTGATTGAATCATTTCTTTTAATTTGTCTCCTTGTTTCATAGGTTCTTCAGTTGTTGGTTCTGCTAATTTCTCAGCTTGTTTTTTTCTCATTTGCTTAACGGCGATACTATATGCGTATTGTTCGCCGTCTGAGCCTTTTGAGTTGTAAAGTTTATCTAAACGACTATTAATAATGGTCTTAAAATTCTGGTAAATCTCTTGAGATTCCTCTGAAGTAAAAGGTTCATTAATAGGTTGTTCCATTTTTTAAGCTGCTTTGTCTTCTGCAGTTGAAGTTTTCTTAAATTCTGCTGCTAATTTTTTAATATTGTTAGCGGCGCTACGTGCTCTACCACGAGCGGCTTTTGATGTTTTACCATGTTCAGCTTCTAAAGTAGCTAATTGTTCTTGAATTGCGTTAAAAATTTCTGTTGTGTTCATAGATTTGATTGTTTATATAGATTTAATTGTTTACTGTTCTTCTCCACCAATATATTCGCTAACGAAAAATTTTAGTGTGTTTCCTATTTGTGTTTCTAGTTTTTCATTGTTCATTCCTTTAGCAACTTTAAGGGCTTTCATTAAATAGTCCATTAAATCGCCTTCTGTACCTTCCATGTCTGCAGCTATGTCTTCTAAGCCACCACCTGTAGCAGGTGCTTCTTCAGCCGGTGCATCTTCTGCAGGAACTTCTTCAGTTGTATCAGTTGTTTCAACATCAGTTGTTTCAACGTCTTCTACTTTTTTATCTTTTTTAGCTTCTTCAAGTTCATCTCCTCCATGATCAACAGTATCATACTCATCATCTGGGTCGCCTAATTCAGCTAAAATCATTTCTTTAATTTTATCTTTTACATGCTTATTTTCATTAAGGGATTTAAATGTTGGGTTTAAATTTTCAAGAGATTTATTTTCTTTTAAAAATTTTGTTAAGTCAAAAGTATCTTTCATTTTATAATAAATATTAAATTATTTTTTGTTTGTCGCGTATAAATATTCAGAAAGTAATGTTCCTATAACTCCTACTTTTTGTCTAAGGAATATCCATTTATCTTTTTCTAAATGATGTGGTTCTTTAAATGATATCCCCATTATTCCTATTAAATGGTCATCTAAACTATGTAAGCCCACTATGCAAGCTGATTTAGTACCGCATTGGTTAGTAAAAAATTCTAACCCATATGTATCCTCATCATTTTCTACATCAGAAACATACAGTTCATTGTCTTTATATACTTTAGAAAGTACTCTAGGAAATAAAGATACAGGAATATTTTGAAATGTACCTTGTATGTTTGGAGTTTCAGGGGTACATTTTTCGTAAAATATAGAAAATTTCTGAATGGATTTACCTGTAGGGTAAAAATGACCTCCGTTATGGAATTGGGCAATCCATACTCTATCACATTCTAGTTCTTCTAGTACAATTTCAAGTTGATTATCTACTAAAGTTGAAGTTTCAAGAGCATCAAACATTAAAGTATTTTGGGATTTTTTTTCCATTTTTAGTTTAAACCAAGCTACTATAATAGGACCTAGTACAGCAGTTATTAATGCTACTAAAATTGTTGTAAATACAGTTGTTGTCATTTTTTAAGTGAATTTAAATAATTAATAGATTCTTCCATAGCCTTTAATGCACGATCTTTATCAATCCCACCGACCCATTTTTGCACATCACCAGCTTCTGTTACAAAGCCATTATTACTTTCTGACAACTTATTATCCATGAAACTTTTATAATCTTCTATATGAAGATCAATTTCTTTATTAAATGTTTGATTTACATAATTTTCCCACTTTCCAGATACTTTTAGTTGGGTTTCTGTTGTAGCTCTACAATCTAAACATTCACCATAAGATTTAAAATAGTGTATGTCTAATTGTTTGTCCATGTTTTGTTTACATTTTGGACAAAATATAGGAATAGATAGATTTTTAAATTTATCTAATTTAGTAATATTTTCTTTTAAACCATCTTTGATAGTCCATTCTTTACCATCTGATTTCCAAATGTCACCTTCTTTATGTTCTCCTTCAGGAGTTTTACTATAACCTATTCCAACAGTTGTTCTGTCTCCATATTTACCTTTAACAAGGTTACGTAAACGTTCAACGTCTTTTTTTTGAAATTCTTTTTTTAAAACTGAATCTGACATTTATAAATCGTATTTTTTAAGAGCTTCTATAGTTTTTGAAGCAGAAGTATGTAAAATTGCTTTACCACCAGCTGCCTTCCAAGCATCTATATTTTTTTGCATATCGTCTATAAGTATATGCTTTGATGTTGCAAATGTTGATTTTTGAGGAGCAGGAACAAATATTTCTTTATTTACACCATTAAGGTGTTTAGAAATCCATTCTTTTTTACCTTGAATAGCTTGGTTGAATTCGGGATTTAATTGTTGGTCTTGAGGTAAATTAAAATCTACTGCGGGAGCTGATAGGATATTTGGGGAAGAAGATTTAATATGATTCCAAAGTTCTTCTCCTCCCGGTTGCCATGGTAAGTTAGCCCAAAAATCTTTTTCATTTTTTCCAACGCTTTCTCTAAAAAGTTTCCAAAAATAAGATTTACCTTTAGCATTAGCTTCATCTGTAGATTCTCCTGTTAACTTTTCATATCCTTGATCGAAATCACAAAGCACACCATCCATATCACAATATATAGTGTATGGTTTGATTGCTTCATATAAGTCAAGTAAAGTTGGTATTTTTTTCATGTATTAATTTTAATAAATTTACAACCTATTTTTTACTCGTTCAAGTAATTCTTCAGTAAATGGTACACCATGTCTATTTTCAAATTCGTTTACAAGTCTATCTGTTGATAACTTTTTATTTTTTAATAAAATATATGCTCCTAAATCAGCATCCATTTCATCTTCTTCAGAATATGGTCCTGTATGTCCTAAAAGTAAATGGGTTATTTCGTGTGCTTCAACAAATTTAAAATCCCTAAAATCTAAATTAGAATTTATAAAACGTTCACCATTAAGAATTATTGTTTTATCTTCTGGGGAATAAAAACCATATCCATATTTATTAAATAAAGGTTTTAAAATTTTATAATTTTCATAATTTCCAAAAGCAACTAATATGTTTATATCTGGTTTAAATATGCTTTTATATAATAAAGTGCCATTATCCTCTTCTTTTTCTTCGTTTAATGGTTTAGGTGTATTATTAGTACCACACTTATGACAAACATATAAGTCATCTCCACCATCTTTTATTTTCCAACTCCACCCACAATTATCACATTCAATTCTATCTTCAAATACACCTTCAGTTAATGTATCTGTCCAGTTTCGGAAAGTCATATTTCCTTTTTCATATGCTTCTCTTTCAATTTCAGGCAAATCACCTTCTTCGTTTGTGTCTTGAGTAGAAATACCATTTAAACGATCTTCACAGTTTTGCATGTGGTGAATCATTTCGTGCGCAAATGAACGCATAATGTCTTTTGGATGACGATCCATTGTATAAAGTACTATAACGCGTTGATTCCGATCGTAATACGCCGTTTTACCAAAAAAATTCCTAGCATTTTCAACATCATCTTCTATAAATTTTACTTTAGGTAAAGGTTTAATATTCATTCCCTTATCTAACATAAATTCAGTAAGTGCTTTTAGTTGTTTTGGATAATCAAATTTGCTAGGTTCAGCATACTTTATTTCATTTAGTGGGGTTTTAGTTAAAATAGACCAAATCCCATCTTTTTCTTCTTGTGATAATTCAGTTGGAAGATATGATTGAAATTTGTCTTTTTCACCACTAATTAAAGCAGCTCTTGTTTTTGTTCCACTAACTCGATCTTTACCTTCTTCTGTTTTAATTACTATTGTTTTAAAGTTAGGATATTTACCTTCTAAACTATCAAATCGTTTTATATCACCTAAATCCATTTCACCTCTAATACCCACTACTGGGTAAAAATATGTGGATGGGTTGTTTTTTATAAGTGAGCTAATATCTGCAATAGGTGAAGAGTTATCTGAAGTTTTAATTTCAACGTTAGAGGGAAGGTATTTTTTATAGATATCCCATACTGCTAAACTTTCTTCTTTAGTTACACCATCTCTTATTTTATGGCCTATTAAAACAATTACTTTATCAAAATTTGGATTTTGTGCTACTTCATCAACTAATACAAAATGTCCTATAGTTGGGGGTTTAAAACCACCAGGGATTAAAGCAACACCTTTTTGTTCAGATTCTAAAAGTGGAAATATAAGTGATTTAACTAATGAATTCATTTATTTTAGATTGAGCTTCTTCTTTGGAAACAGAGGAGTTTATAATATTTTGAGCTAGATTAGAATCAAGGAAATTTTGAATTTCTATATTTAATTTTTCTTTTAATTTATTAGATTTTTCTTGTTCTTTTTCAGTTTTTTGTTTTGGATCTTTTGGATCAAATGGAGTAACATACTTTTGAATAATTTGATCAATATCTTTTAATGTTTCTTCATTACCAGTATTGGATACAGATACAAAGTTATTACCAAATAATTGTTGATATAAAGGAAAATTTTTAGCTACCATAAGCCATGTTCCTAATACAGCACCAGGAAGTAAACTTCTATCTTCTCCACCTGATTTTTCAAATCGTTCTTCATTGCGTTTTAAAGATGTTTCTAGTTCAGTATAAACATATAACATCATTACTTTATATCCCGCTTCTTCAAGTTGGGATTTTAGTTTTAAAGTTTGGTTTGGAGATGAAGCCGTACCATCTAAAATAAATGATTCTTTATTTAATATAGTTTGAGGTAAATCTTGGGTTTTTAATTGTTTTGCAGCAGTTTGCATTGCCGACATAAATTTACTTCTATCTTCGGAATCTGCTGTTTTTTGGTTTAGTGTAAATTGATCTTGTTTTGATAAAGCTGCTATAGTATCATCAATGTTAAGAATTTTAAATTTACTTAAGTTTAAATCTCTTAGAATAGTTCCTTTTCCAGATCCTGGTGCCCCCGCTAATATAATAGCTTTAGGACTATCTTGCACTTCCTTTAATAATTGGATAAGACTTATCATAATTATACATATTACAACTCTCGCTTAACGCTAGTTTTAAATTCAGTAAATATTGGTGAGTGAGTTGGATTTTCTAAATCAAATAATTTTTTAACTGTTAAGAAAATATCAATATTTTCCTCTTGTGTACGAGATGATTCATACATTTCCCATCCTTTACCTTGTATTTTATCTTTAGCACTTTTACGTTTGCTTGATTTTAACCATAAAATTCCGTAACGATCTGCTTTTTTACCAAAACATTCTTCATAGCATTTACCATAAATTGCAGTTTGTAAGTCATATGTTGTTTGTAAATTATTTGATGTTTTAAAGTCAATAATCCAAATTTCACCATTAATTTCGCAAACCATATCACAAGTACCTGCTACTTTTATTTCATCTGAAAATAAATGCACTTCTGCTTCAATTAGGGTTGGCTTATATTCTTCCCAAAAATCTACAAAACGTAAAAACATTTGCCATACATCTGGATTAAATAATGGAGTTCCACTTGGGGATAAAAAGTTAAGTTCTTTTCCGTTTAAATACTCTTCAATCATTTCATGCACTTGAGTACCTTCTTCACCTGCTTTTTTTACAATGTGTTCTGAGGCAAATCCTACTTGTTTAAGCCAATTTTCAAAAAATTTGCCTTTTGGGTAATAACTTAAAACATAAGTAATAGAGGGGTAATATTTACCATTTCTACGATAATATCTTGAATCTGGTAATGTTATTTGTTTTGCATCTTCTGAAATTTCTAAGATTCTATTATAAGATCTTTTAATGTTTCTTTTTGTCATATGGTTGATAATTTCTTCTCCATAAGTTTATATTGTGTTAATGGAGACACTGTTTGTATTAGTTTTGTAAAATTTTCAAAACCTAATTCACTAGGGTCTTTCCCTTGTAATTCTACTAAATAAACTTCCTTTCCAACATCTAAGAGTTGTTCACAAAATCTAAGTGCTTGCTTTATAGCATCGTTATCTAAAGCAATATATATTTTTTGTACTTTTGATTCAACTAATTTTTTCATTAAACTAGGTTGAATATTTTTTCCAAATAATGGAACCGCATTTCGTTTTATTGCCATAGCATCAAATGGCCCTTCACATAATATAATAGGTAAATCCCAGTTAATAAACAGTTCTAACGGTATAATATCGCGAGACGTTTCTGGGTTGCGGTACTTGGTGTAGGGATTTGGTTCGAATGATCTAGCGGTAAAATAATTTAATTTACCGGTGCTATCATATGATGGTATAACTATCATATTATTATATTGGCCTGAATTGCAGTAACCAATATTATACTTTAAGATATCCTGTTGAGTTATATTTCTTTTTTTAAGGTAAGACCAAGCATGTCTTGCTACAATATCCTTACTATTTGTAAATGTTTTAAATTCTTTTGGTAATTCTAATGTAGTTGAGGTTGATTCACCTATATTATGTAAAGATACATTTTTAACTAATTTACTTAATTCATGAAAGTGATTAGCATCAACTTTAATTTGATTAAAAAGACTTTTTATTGATTTTCCTTTTTTACTACATGTCCAGCAAGCCCATTGATTTATGCCATCTTTATTTTCAGTAAAATTAACTTCAAGTTTGGGTTTGTGGTGATGGCAAAAAGGACAAGTATAAGATTGATTTCCTCTTGCAGTACGTTTGCCTGCTCCTAGAACAGAATTAACTAAATTAACTAGTAATTCATTTACCATAAATGTAAGATACAATATTAATCTTGGGGAACAAAGTCTTTTCGAAAAAACTTTCCTAAAATATTATCATTTATCCAATCGTTTGGATTTTCTAAAACACCTAATTTAAATAAATATTTACATTCATAGTATGTCAATAATTTTTTATTTGGAACAACACATAAAATTTTACGGTCAAAATCTTTTTGTTTTCCTAATTTTATAAGTTCAAGTATAGGTTTTGCTGAGCCATAGTAAGTTTTCCAGTCGGATTCTTTTATGATTTGTTTTGTAAGAGATGTTCTTCCTCTAGTTACAGGTTGTTCAGCTAATTCTTTTTTACCTAGTTTTTTCTTTACATTGTGATATAAAGATTTTTTACCTAAATAGGATTTACCAGTAGGGATATGAACAGAAATATAAATAAAACCATAGGTTCCTTGGGGAAAATCTGTTATGTCTTGTATTCTTTTATCTTTATATAACCAATTTGACATAAATTTTAAAAATCAAAGTTTATTAATATTGATGTGTCTGTAACAGAGGATACAGGTAACGGTTGAGCAAGTTTTGCTACCGCTAATAATTCTTTATTATTATTATATAATCCAACAGTTGTAATATATGGGGAAAAATATGAACCTGTTACGTTATCGTTTAATTTTCCACTTCCTGGTTGGGGGAATGAACTACCACTACCATTACTTATAGCTACTGATCCTGAAAGTAGAGAAGGATTATTTGAAAAATTAAATTCATTTTCTCTAATAGTGCATTTATATTGGGTCTCATAGATAGTAACTGTACTTTCAAATGAACAAGTTAATGAACCACTATAAAAATTATTTGTAAAATCATAATCATCTCCCCCATAAAATGTAGATCCATATTGCACATATCCATATCCATCTAGTGATCCTGTTATTCCACTATTAGTTATAATTACTATTCCATGTTCATAAATAACATCTCCTACTTTTAAAACTCCATGTAATAAATTGCCTAATCCATCATCTTGTAAATTTATACTTCCTGTAGAAATGCTTACAGATCCAGGTTTTAAATATTCACCAAATAAATTTGAGGGGATTGAAATTACTGTAATAGCTTCATTTGATCCTGTTGGGAAATATCTACTTGGAGGTAAAGTATTTGATAAATAGTTATAGTAATTTGGGGTATAAACAGAACCTGTTATTGTTCCATCATTATTAAATGAAGCCGTTGCTGCAGGAGCTCCATCATCTCCACCAATATAATTAGAGTAATAAAGTTCTCTAATAGAACGATATACTAATTGGCTTGATTGGGATGTAATATACCCAGTAGGATTTGAACCAGATATCCATAAAGATGCTGTAATATTTTTTCCAAGAAATCTATCAATTTGTACGTTTGAGCCTGTAAGCTCGTTTCCTGTAAAAGTAAATAATTTATTTACCTTAAAAGGAGAAACAATAACATCTGAAGTTGTAAATGGTTTGAATACGCTCATTCATTCTAAAAGTCTAATTTTACTCTAACTAAAGCTTCTTTTGTAAAATCTTTTAATAATGGTCTTGACATTTTAGCCACCGCTATTAATTCATTACTGTCATTGTACATTCCTATAGTAGTAAGATATACTTGAGGAGAATTAATAAATTGACTATAAATTACCTCACCTGTTGAACCTGCAATAAATGATGGATTTTCAGAGTAATTAAATTCACTATTGCGTGCTCTAACAAAAACATAATCTGAAGTAAGTGTTTC